CTAGACCCAGCCACCTGCCCAGACCACACGACCGATGATCTCCAGGTCATTTAACTGGGTCTTCGATACCACCACATCGCCGTAGGCCTTGTTCTCACTGATGATTCGTACAGAACCATCGAACAGGCGCTGGAGCCTTTTAGCATAGAGGTGGTCGTCCAGTCGGATCACATAGACAGCCTCTGCCTCCAACTGGTTGCGGCCATGATCAATCATCACAGTGTCGCCGTCTTCCAGCAGCCCAGCCATCGAGTCGCCGTCCACGCGGATCGCTGACAACATGGAAGGGGTAAGGCCTTGCTTACGAAGAGAGTAGGCAGTAAACGCAAGCATGGTCAGGACCTTTGCATTTTCGTTCCACGCCCCATGACCAGCGCTACAGCGCGCATCATAAAGCGGCACATACGCATAGGTTTGATCAGTAGAGATATGTAGCGAGCCGCCGCTGACCTCCTCCGGGCCGCTTCCGGTCATGAGCCACTCTAGGCTGACCCCTGTGCACTCAGCGAGGCTTATCAGTACCTTCCTAGTCGGCTCCCCGCCTTTCATGTACCGCTGCATTCCACCCTGCGAGATACCCGCAGCTTTCGCTAAAGCACTCGCGCTGCCTGCTATAGAAGCTATACGGCGAAGCCTTTCGACAAATCCTTTGTCGCTTTCAGGTTCAATGCCTGCACCTGAAAGCTCTGTCGAATCGTTGCTTTCAGCTTTCACCTTTCTCTAACCCCTTGATAATAAAAGACTTAATTTTATAGAGGTGTTTTTAGCGCTTTATAAAAGTTGAAAGTCGCTATAGAGCTTGATTTTCAAGTTCTATAGCGATAACTTTGTCCGCAACAGGCCGTTAGACAGCCTAAAAAAACCACCCGCCTAGATGGTTGTTGCGATGAACGCTAAAGACATACCTCTCGATCCAGCTAGCCGCTGGGAATGGATCAAGTACCAGCTACGCATTCGTGGTAGCTCGGCCGCCAAACTGGCTCGCCAGCTCGGCATCACTGATCGTGCGATTCGGGCTACAAAAGAGCGCGCCTACCCACGTGTGGAGCGCGCCATTGCTGCGGCCCTCGACACCGTACCCGCCAAGCTTTGGCCTGAGCGTTGGAACGATGACAGCACCCCCAAACGGTTACGGCCTAACAGAGCCGAGCAATCGGTATACCAACACTATACCGATTACGCGAAGGATAGCGTTTACCGTCCTGTTCCGCACCGTAAAACTGGGACGGAGGGTTAAACATGCGCCGGGTAAAAGATGACAGGACGTTAGACATCTTTTCAGTTCCTCAGCCAATTCTCTCGGTCCCAGGAAATGGCAACTATGCCGCCCAGGTTAGTGAAATGGTTAGTGAACTGCTCAAGGGGTCAGAGCTGGATCGCTACGAGATCGCGGCCCGCATGTCTCGACTGTCTGGCGATGATGTCAGCAAATACATGCTTGACGCCTGGTCGAGCCCCGCCCGCACGGAACACAACCTCCCTCTATATAGAGCGGCACTACTAGAAGAGGTTTGTGCAAGCCACCTGCTAACTAATTGGCAGGTTCACTTGCGCGGTGGTCGGGTTGCATACGGTCGCGAAGCATTAGACGCAGAGCTGGGGCGCCTGTCACGGGTTGCCGCCGATGCAACCCGCAAAGCCCGCGAGCTGAAAAGACTGTTGGGTGACGATCATGCGTAATTGGTACTCAGCGCAGGATCTTGCAGGCCTGCCTGGCATGCCCAGCACTGTGCAGGGAATCAGCTATCGCGCCAAACGTGAAAGCTGGGAGTGCCAACTGCGTCTCGGTCAAGGTGGTGGTCGAGAATATGCCTTCGCCATTCTTCCCAAAGAAACTCAAACCGCACTGATCACCGCGACCGTCGCCAACGAAGCCCTCCCACAGTCCGTCGAACCGCATGTAATTCTTGCTGGGCGTGACTCCGAAAAAGCGTCACGCTTGAACGATTCACAGTCGTCTGTCATGACTGCGCGTCTAGCCTTTGTGCGTGAAATCGAACGCATGAGCAAGGTGGTTAGCCAAAACCGCGCCATTCTGACCTTAGTCGCCCTGGCAAAAACCGGCGACTTAAGTCCCTACCTGAATGACCGCGTCATCCGTGCCAACGACCGTAAGACAGAAGACCGCACACTGTCTGAGCGTACGCTCAAGCGCTGGCTGGCCGACTACCGTGCCCACGGTGAAATAGGCCTGGCTCCAGCGCGCCGTCAGAAAGACATGAGTGTCCCGACTTGGGCGGCAGAATTCCTCAAACACTACCAGCGCCCGCAGAAACCCAGCGTTGAAGCTGCCTATGAGCAGTTCAAGCAGTTGCATCAGGACATCCAAACCAGTGTTTGCCCAAGCATTCATGCCGTACGCCGCTGGCTGAAAAAACTCAGCCCGTCGGTGCGGGAGCGCGGCCGCATGGGACCACACGAACTGAATGCTCTAAAAGCCTATAACCGTCGTCAGGCTGACATGCTCTGGCCAAATGACGTATGGGTGGCCGACGGCCATACCTTTGATGCTGAGGTGATCAACCCACTGACTGGGCAGATCTTCCGCCCAGAAATCACCATGGTCATTGATTGGGGTACCCGCCGCATCGTCGGTTTTTCGGTCAATCTGGCTGAATCGACCTTGGCCACGTTGGATACCTTACGTGACGGCGTAAGTCGGTGCGGCATGTACAAAGTGTTCTATGTCGACAACGGCAGCGGCTTTGACAACGCTGTCGTCTACGAAGTGAACGACCGCCTTGGCGGCACCATCACGCACTCGCTGCCCTACAACTCCCAGGCCCGTGGCGTGATCGAGCGCCCCCACAAAACCATCTTGGTTCGGCTCGCCAAAACCTTTGAAAGCTACATCGGCGCCGACATGGACAAAGAGGCCGCCACCAAGACGCACAAGTTGTCCCGTAAACAGCTTGCGCTGGGTATCGCGCCGACTGTCGTACCTGAATTCTCTGTGTTCTTTGCTGCGCTGCAACAGGCGCTCGACGACTATAACCGTCGTCCGCATCGTGGCCTGCCTAAGTTTCGCGACCCTGCGACCCTGCGCAAACGCCACCAAAGCCCGATGGAGTCTTGGAAGTCTGCCGAGGCCGAGGGCTGGGAGCCGCTGCTGGCTGACGCAAACATCGTCGAAAGCCTGACCCGTCCCCAGGTCGAGCGCACCGTACATCGTTGCCAGGTGCAATGGAACAGCGGCACCTACTTCCTTAAAGATCTGGACGGTTTCCACGGTGAACAGGTCCGCGTGGCCTATGACTTCCGGGACTCCAGCCGAGTTTGGGTCCATTCCCTTGAGGGTGATCTGATCGGTGAAGCGCTGCTCGATGGCAACGCCAGTCCAGCCATGCCTAAAACCATGCTGGAAAAAGCCAGCGAGAAACGTGAACGCGGCCAACTGTCCCGCTTGGTGAAAAAGGCCAAGACCATCACCGGCCAAGACGTGGAAATGCGCGTCATTGCTCCGCAGTCGAGCCAATACGACCTGTCGCCAGATCAGCTTGCAGAGGCCCAGCGCTTTGCCCAACTGGCTGCACCGCAGGCCTCGGCCTTCGAATTACCAACAGATCCCACCGCCCGTTACCGCCTCTGGCACCAAATCGACGCCCGCATCACCAGCGGGGAATCGCTGACGGCCGAAGAAACACAGTGGCATGCCCGCTACCCGCAACACCTGGACTTCAAATCTATTCAGCAAATGTTCGCGTTCGCTGACCAGGCCCGCGCTTAACCCAAGACCTTTAGGAGTCGCATTATGAGTGTTACCAAAATCGTTCCCCTGACCAATGTCGGCCTCTTGTCCGCCGCCATCGCCCGCACTCAAGCCCGCCCAGCGGGTCTGCCTGGCATGGTGGTGATGTACGGCGCAAGCGGGCTGGGCAAAAGCGTGGGCGCGGCCTTTGCCGCCAACCACCACCGTGCCTATTACGTAGAGTGCCGCGACACCTGGAGCAAGAAGGCTTTCCTGCTGGCGATCCTGCGTGAAATGAGCATCCAGCCAGAGCGCACCTTGTCGCAGATGGTTGACCAGATTGCCGAGCAGCTTTCCCGTAGTGGCCGTCCACTGCTGATCGACGATGTGCAGTACCTGCTGGAAAAAGCTGTCGCCAACGTGCTGACCGACATCTACAACGCCAGCCAAGGCACCATCGTGCTGATTGGGGAAGAAGGTGTTCCAGGCAGCCTGGCCAAGTTGGAACGCTTGCACAACCGCGTACTGGAGTGGGTACCTGCACAGCGGGCCACTCTTGACGACTTGCGCGCCCTGACCCTGGCCAGCTATCCAACACTGCGCTTTGCCGATGACCTGCTAGAGGATCTGCGCACCAAGGTCGGCGGATGCCTGCGCCGTGTGGCCGTCAACCTTTACAGGGTCTACAGCGAAACCCAAGCCCAGGCCATCGACAGTATTGACCTTGCAGGCTGGGGCTCACGCGGCTGGTTTACCGGCGAAGCGCCGTCGCGGAGGGCTTGAGCTATGCCTAGAGCAAGAGCTGATCTAGTAATGGTGGGCGGCAAGCCCCCACGGCAGCATATTTGGGAAGCCATCCGCGCCGTAAACGTCAGCCCTAAAGAGTTGACGACATACGCTGTAGCACGCAAATCGAACCAAGATGACGAAGCCGTACGCGCTTACTTCCGGGATATGGAAAAGGCTGGGATCGTCAGCAAGGTGCGGAACATCGGGCGTTTCGATGCCGAATGGTCCCTCCTTAAAGACGAAGGCGTTGAAGCCCCACGGGTCACCAAGGGCGGCAAGGTGTCGACGTATGCAGGCGGAGCCGAAAACATCTGGCGGGCGTTGCGCATCCTTGGCGAATTCAGCGCTGCCGAGGCCGCAGTCGCCGCCAGCGTCAATGGCGTGTCCATCAGCGAGTTTGGCGCCCATGTCTATTTGTCGGGCCTGGCGAAGGCCGGTTACGTAACCCGTCGGGGCGGTACAGCCGGTTTTAAAACGCGCTTCTGCCTGGTCCCGTCGCGGTATACCGGCCCCAAACATCCCATCTACCAGCGTGACTTCGACCAGGTCTACGACCCGAATTTGGATCAGGTGGTGTGGCGCAAGGCTGACCAGGCGGTGACCAAATGAACCAGGTCAACCACCTTGCAGCTTGGGGCAAAGACGCGCCGCTGTTCGTGCGCCTGCTCGCCGCCGAAGTTGCCGCCACCAACAAGACCAAGGCCAGCCAGCGTATCGGCATGAGCCGCACGGCCGTCAGCCTGATCCTGGCCAACCGCTACAGCTCACCCAGCACGTCTGGTGTCGAGCGGCGCGTGATGGAAACCCTGGGCCGCATTGAGTGTGTTGCCCTGGACGAGACCATCACCACGGACCAGTGCCAAAGCTACCGCGAAAAACCGGCACCAACACACAACCCGCAGGCGATGCAGCACTGGCGCGCCTGCCAACACTGCCCAATCAACCCCGACTGCTGCAACCAGGAGAACGCCCATGCTCGCCTCCATTAACCGCACGCAATTGAAAGTCCTGACCCCAACGCTGGCAGACCGTCTGCGGGTGTTCAACGCCGCCGCCCGCAACTTGCAGGCCCACGGCATCCGTGTGCAGGGCTTTCATCCGGCTGATAACCGCCTGGTGATCGCTCCGGAAGCGGGTCAGCGCCTGATCAACCTAGGTCATACCGAGGGCTATCAACGCCAGGGCTCGGCCGGTAGCACCCGTTTCTACGTGCAGTTCCAGGGCGTGACCCTGGAGTGGCGCGAACCCATCAGCGCCTCCCGTCCTGCCGACTGGTCGCGTCAGACTCTCCACTGAGGAACCTTACAATGACACAACAACAAACTATTCCCGAAGGCTATCGCGTCGACGCGCAAAAGCGACTGATCCCGGAAAGCATGATCAAGCCTATCGACCTGGAGCGGGATGCCCTGGTGCTTGGCCTGGTGGAAAAAGCCCGCGCCGCCAGCGACGTGCTGGCGAAGTTCAAGGCCTCGGCTTTCGGTGATATTGAAGCCTTTGTCGAACTCAGCGCCGAGCAGTACGGCGCCCAGATCGGCGGGAAGAAGGGAAATGTCAGCCTGATCAGCTTCGATGGGCGTTTCAAGATCATGCGTGCCGTACAGGAAAGCATCGCTTTCGACGAACGCCTCCAGGCTGCGCGGGCATTAATTGACGAATGCCTGCGGGACTGGACCACCGGGGCACGCCCCGAAGTGGTCACGCTGGTTAATGACGCCTTCCGGACTGACCAAAAAGGCGACATCCGCACAGCCCGCGTCCTGGCGTTGCGCCGTATGGAAATTACCGATGAACGCTGGCAGCGCGCTATGCAAGCCATCGGCGACGCCTGCCAGGTGATCGGCTCCAAATCCTACATCCGCGTCTATCAACGTGTTGGAGATACCGACCAATACGAACCCATCAGCCTCGACATTGCGGGTGTGTGAAATGAAAAAGACCATCACCGCCTACTGCTTTGCATCGGGTCACATCGACTTCGGCAACACCCTCCCAGAGGGTGCGATTGCTCTCGCCCAGGGCGAAGAAAAACTGGTGCGCGACATCATCACGGTCACGGCTCGCCTTTCCCGACTCGACAACGTAACGCTCTTTGTTCCGGGTGTTCCAGAAGCGCGGAACCAGCGCGAAGGCATCACTGCTGTGGCGCATTACATCCAGCGGCTGGGGAAAGACAACCAGGCAGGCTTTCGAGCATTGGGGGCCTGACCATGCAGCGTTATCACGACACCCGCAGCGATCCGCTGCCTATGCATTCGCCGCAACACGATATCGAGCGCGCCAACCTAGACCGCCTGACTGCGGACTTCCTGGCGCGCGGTGGCAAGGTCCAGCAAGTCGGTCACCAGATGAGCAGCGCCCCTGCGACGTTCACGATTAATCCGGAGCGGTCGCCTGTTTATTCCCATTTGTTTGCGCCTGCGGCCTCAACCGCAGCGCCGGAGGCTTTGGAGCCCGCCAAGGTCGACAGCCCTTATGCGGATGTCGGCAAGCATGCAGCGCTGATCATGGCCGATGCGGCCATGGGCAACTCGCCAAAGTGGATCGCACGCAAGCACCACATGACCGAGAAATACGTGCGTCAAGTCGCCCGCGACTACCACATCACCTTCCACTCTCAGCGATAGGAGGCCCCATGGCCAAGATCACCATCACTCTCGAAGACCGCCGCGAAGGTAACGGCAAACCGTCGGTAGCGGTCGACATGACAGGCGTACCGACTACGAACCTGGGCACCCCTCGCCAGACGGAAGCCGTGCGTATCTTCAACAAGCTGTTCGACCTGGTTGCTAGCGAAAAGATGTTGGGCGCCATTCCTGCCTGCCGTTGGCAACCCACCACTACGACCCTTCACTAAGCGAAACCGCCCTGGTCATCCGGGGCGGTCTGCCAGGCGTGGTTGCCTGGTACTGATGAGCAGCCGAGGAATAAATGGAGAAAATCATGAGCGAGCAACGAGCGCCATATCCAAGGTCGGCGGACAACGCTGACCAGATGAACCTGCCTGAGGGAAAAATCTGTGGCGACTGCGTGCATTGCCGTCGTTGCACATTGATGTTCGGCCACATCCCCGCTGATGAGGCTTGTGACTGGAGCCCTTCGCGCTTTCGCGAAGCCGTACCAACTGCCTCTGTTTCCGGGATCTGACGAAATGGACCACAACAAAGCCTTAGACAAAATCAAAAAGCTGCTGCGCCTGGCAGCCAGTGACAACCCCCACGAAGCCGCCGCAGCCATGCGTCAGGCCCGCGCGCTGATGGAAAAGTACCGCCTGGAAGAGTCGGATATTCAGCTCTCCGAGGTATTCGAATGCGCCGCCCGTAGCGGTTCAAAGATGACCCCGCCGCAATGGGAAGCCAACCTGGTGGGGGCAGTCACCCAGGCCTACGCCTGCAAAGTCCTGTTCATGGCGGGCATCGGCGAATGGCGCTTTATCGGCGAACTGGCCGAGCTGGCCAGCTACACCATGGCCTTGTTACTGCGCCAAGTCCGCCAGTCCCGCCGTGACTTCATTGGAACGCAGTTGAAGCGCTGTAAGCCTGCGACCAAGACCAAGCGTGCCGACGTGTTCTGTGGTGCCTGGGTGTCGGCGGTGCGCCAGCAAGTCATGGCGTTTGCTGGCAACGATGAACCCTCACCGGCCACAGCGGCTTACATGCTCAAGCACCATTCAGAGACGGAAAAGCTTGATTGCCGCGACCGCAACGCCAGCAAGGGGCATGGCGTGCGCGCCATGACTGACGCTATGCACGGCGTTCTCGCGGCAGGCGATGTCCGCCTGAATCACGGTGTGAATGGCCAGGAACAACTCGCCCTGCATTAAGCGAAACCGCCCCGGCGTGCTGGGGCGGTCTGCCGGACGTGGTTGTCCGGTACTGATGAGCAGCCACCCATGACAGACGAAACACCCAAACAGCGCAAAACCCGCCTGGCACGCGAGCGTAAACGTGCCCAGCGCAAGCGCGACAGCGACAAGCACCTGGCCATGGGTGCCAGCAAGCTCAAGATGGAAATCTACAGGGGCACCCAAAACGAGCTGGAACAGATCCGCACCGCCGGTAAATTCGACGAAACAGAGCATGCGCTCACGATGACCATTCATGGTGTCGCCGCACTGTCCCGAACCGACCCGGCAGCGTTCCAGGTACTGATCAAAGGAGGAAGACAGTGACTACACGTAACCTGCAATTGAGCAAGATCCACATCGCCAAGAAGGACCTTGGGCTGGATGACGAAACCTACCGCGCCTTGTTGGGCCGCGTGGCGGGTGTGCGTTCGGCCAAAGACCTGACGCCACGCCAGATCGGCGCTGTACTCGCCGAGTTCGCCCGCTTGGGCTGGGAGCCTACACCGGCTAAGAAGCAAGGTCGCAAAGCCCCGACGGCGGCGCCAGACCGGGTAAAACTGGTGGGAAAAATAGAGGCCTTTCTCGCCGAGGCCAAGCGTTCCTGGGCCTATGCCGACGGTATGGCCCTGCGCATGTTCAAGGTCGAGCGGGTGGAATGGCTGGACCCTCAACAGCTCCAGAAAATGGTTGCGGCACTGACTTATGATGCCCGCCGACACGCGAGACCAGAGCGATGAACGAAGAACTGTTCCCGGATGACAGCGATCAATTAGACCCTCAAAAGGTGTTGGAGAACATGCAAGATCCGGCAGTTCAGGCGCGCTGGGAGGGCTCATTGAGGGATATGGTTGAGATAGTAGAGGCTAAGCTCGCCGCTGAAATGAAACCTGATACGAGCGTTGCAGAGCTGGCACGACATGTGGTCTTTGCCATTTGCAGCACGATGGGCGGCGGTCTAATCTACTTTCCTCGCGGGGACGCACTAAAGCGAGCCTTGCGCGATGCTGTCATTTACAAAGATTGGAGCGTAAACAACGTTCCAATCCATGAGCTGGTAGGTAAGTACAAGCTTGCCAACCAAACCGTATATGACATCATTCGCCGACAACGGGCGCTGCACCGCAAGAATGAGCCCGATCTATTTGGTTATGATGAAGGGACGATGCATTGATGAAAGGACTAGCAGCAATCAGCACTTTGGCATTACTGATTGGTTTTACCGGATGCTGCTTTGCCGCTGATCCGGGAGACGTATCAATTGAGCAAGCGACTACAGAAGCGTTAGAAAATCGTGAGTTCGCGAACGCCTTATTGGTCCAAGCCCATCAGGCCTGTTCGGTAAAAGACTGGCCAAAACAGTCTTCCATCATGCAAGTGATCAACGACCGACTTAAAGAGCAGCCAACAAATAACCTGAAGTACAGTGCTCGTTTTGTTCATTCAAGTTGCCGACAGATGCTTCTTGATGTGTCTTTTATTAATGGCGCTTGCTTTAGTAACCCACCAACAAAGCATGAAATCGATTACTCAAAAAAAACCTGGGCAGAGGATTCACTGAGTTGCGATGCCGAGATTGCCAACCCAGATCTGACGCGAGCTGAGCCAGCTAAGGAGCAGACAGAGGCAGAATGGGAGGTGGAGCGAAAGAAGGAAGGAGTATCCGATGAAGATATTGCTTTCATGAAACATATTCGCAGCTTGTAAGTCTCCAGCCCCGCCCCGAGCGGGGTTTTTCTTAAACCCCGCTGATACTCAACCAATCCTCCCCATACGCGAAGCTGGCACCGTTCCCCCAACGGCAGGTTCGCACCATGCATTCCGCTCCCGCTCCCTCCAAAGTCGTCCGACCTCGATGGCCACGCCAGTTTGCCCAGCTTATTCTCGCCGCTGGTGACGATGCTGCGCGGGCGGTGCTATGGGCCAAGGTTCCGGCCGACTGGCGGGAATTGGTGCAACTGCATATCGCGCAGGCTGACGGCCGTACCGAGCAGCACGTGCGCCAACAGGAGAGATTGCGTCCCGCTGTAAGAACAGTCACTCCGACCTTTGCCGAGTACCGGCCACCCGTCCATGTACCCGGCAACGCTGTGGTCGCCGCTCAGCACCTGGCCGCATTGCGGGCCACCATCCACTCACCGCGAGTATCCCAATGACTCCCACCGCACCGAAGCGGCGTCCCCGCACGCCCCGTATGACCTTCTGGGCGTTGATCACCATCGCCTTGCTTTTCTGCCTGGCCATCGTCGCTCCGACCAAGCTGCCCGTCGTCCTCTATAAATGTGGCCTGGTCACGCTGGGCTGCGTGCTGGGCTACTGGCTGGATAGAGCGTTGTTTCCATACGCTCGGCCGGACATGGTTCCGAACTGCGAGCGCTCCATGGCAGGCATCCGCCGCGCCCTGGTCGTGCTGGGCTGCGTCCTCGGCCTGACGCTGGGGCTCTGACATGCGCCGCTCTCGTTCTCTTCTATATATAGCTGCGGCATGCATGGGCGTCCTGGTTGCGGCGGTAGCAAGCCCTCCGGCCAAGGCCGAGATTCCGGACCAGGCCGAGCGCTATCGCCGTGACCTGACCCGTATCGCCCAGGCCGAATGGGGCCTTGATGCCCCGGTGTCGACCTTCGCCGCCCAGATCCACCAGGAAAGCCGCTGGAAGTTCGATGCGAAGTCGCCCGTCGGTGCGCAAGGCTTGGGCCAGGTGATGCCCTCGACCGCCACCTGGCTCGCCGAACTGTTCCCGAAGGCCCTTGGCAAGGTTGAACCGTACAACCCGGTTTGGTCCATGCAGGCGCTCGTCAGCTATGACCGCTGGCTGGCGAGCCGCATCCAGGCGCGTGGCCCCTGCGAACAAGGGGCGCTGATCCTTTCTGCTTACAACGGCGGATTGGGCTGGGTGATCAAAGACCGCAAGTTGGCATCGGCTAAGGGCGCCGATCCGCTGACCTGGTTCAACTCAGTCGAGCGGTTTAACAACGGCCGCTCGGCCGCAGCCTTCAGGGAAAACCGTCAGTACCCGCGCCTGATCCTGTTGCGCTGGGAAGCCCTGTACGTTGCTGATGGCTGGGGCCAAGGGGTGTGCCAATGAATGGCTTGTTCGGCCTACTCAAGCCCGCCGCCTGGTACGTCGGCGTTATCGCTGTAGTGGTCTTCGGCTTGCACCTCAACAGGCAGGACGGCTTCGACGAGGGTTACGCCAAGGGCGTGGGTGAAGGGGAAACAGCTATCGCCAAGCTGCGCCTGGAGCACTCCCAGGAACAGCTACATACCGCCGAGGCAACAGCCACAGCCGCCAATCAGGCGGTTAAAGATCTGCGCGTTCAGCGGGATCGGGGCGACCTGCTCGCCACCCAGCTCGCCGACGCAAAAGAAACCTTTCGCAAGAATACCGACCAACTCAAGGGAGAGATTGCCCGTGTCACGACCCTGTATCGCCGCACCCTCGAATCGGCGCCTGAGCCTTTGCCTGCTGGCGTGTTCACTGTTGGCTTTGTCCGCGTGTGGAACAACGCCAACGGCATCGGCACAACAGTGCCCGCCCAACAAGCCCGACAAGCCGCCAGCGGAATTGCTACGTCGCCCGGCGGAGCCGGAGCCGCTGACAGCCTCGACTCAGGCGTCACCCAGTCGCTTGTCCTCGCCAACCAGATTCGCAACGGCGAGCTGCACAGTTCCTGCCGGGCTTCACTCAACCGCCTGATCGACTGGACACTCAATGGAAGTAACTGACTTTGCCAGTCACCTGGAGGCGATCCATAACGAATCCTCCTTGGCGGCACATTTGGCACAACGTGAAGTATTGACCGGCCCTTCGGCCGAGTTCTGCACAGGAGAGGATTGCGATATGCCAATCCCGGAACAACGCCGTGTGGCCATACCAGGTGTGCAGCTTTGCGCGCAGTGCCAAACGCATCGCGAAAAGAGGGGGCGTCGATGACGACGATTGAAATGCCTGCGTGGCAACTGGTGAGTATTGCCGTGACCATCCTCGGCGCTTTCGCTGGGCTTGTGAAGGTCATGGTCATGCAAATGGAACGCCGACTGGATCAGCGCTTTGCAATAACAGACAAGGACAGCGAACGCCTGCGCACGCTGGAAATATCCTTTGAACGGCTGCGGGGCGACATGCCCGTGCACTACGTGCGCCGGGAAGACTACGTGCGCGGCCAAACCGTGATCGAGGCCAAGCTTGATGCGTTGGCCCTCAAGCTAGAAACCGTTCAATTAAAAGGACTGAAGTAATGAACATCGACGCCGCCAAAACGCGCCGGGAATCCCTGCGCTGGTACATCATCAAGACCCTGGACACCTCGCGCCCCGTCGATCCTCATGAGGCTATCGTGTTGGCCACCATACAGGGCATCTATCCCGACGCCACCACCATGGAGCTACGCCGCGAACTCGACTACCTGGCCGACCGTAGCCTGGTGACGCTGGACAAAAAGCCCAACGGCGTGTGGATTTGCGGCCTGACCCACTACGGGGTCGACATTGCGGAATACACCATCGCCTGTAAACCAGGCGTTGCCCGACCAGAAAAGTACTGGTGATCCCATGCCCCCACGCAGCAAGGTTGCCAGTCTGCCCAAGTCGGTCAAGACCTGGCTCGACAAGGCCCTGGCCGAAAACAACTTCAGCGATTACGAAGCCCTGGCCAACGAACTGTCGAGCCAGGGTTTTTCAATCAGCAAGTCGGCGCTACATCGCTATGGCCAGGACTTTGAGTCCAAACTCTCGGCCTTGAAGATGGCCAGCGAGCAGGCCCGTGCCGTAGTGGCTGCTGCGCCGGATGAAGAAGGCGCGGTCAACGAAGCGCTGATGCGTCTTGTCCAGGAACACCTGTTCAAACTGCTGATGAGCGATGGCGACCAGATGGACTTGCCGAAGGTCGCCAAAGCTGTGGCCGAGTTGGGTAAGGCCTCGGTTGTGCAGAAGAAATGGCAGGCGGAGTGGAAGGAGAAGGTCGAAACGGCGGCGGCGCGCGTTGATAAGATCGCCAAGAAAGGAGGCCTGACACAGGCGACCTCCGATGAAATCCGGCGCGAGATCCTGGGGATGGCATCGTGAGCCTGCCCCTCGTCCTGGACAGCACCGCCACGTTGCTTGCCCCAGCAGTCTTACTCGACTATCAGAAAGAGTGGATCGGTATACGCGCCCCACTCAAGGTTGGCGAGAAATCCCGGCGTATCGGTCTCACATGGGCCGAGGCGGCAGACAACGTTCTGGTAGCCGCGTCCGAAAAATCGGCGGGCGGTCAAACTGTCTATTACCTGGGCTACAACCAGGACATGACCGTGGAATATATCCAGGCCTGCGCCATGTGGGCGCGGGCCTACAACTACGCGGCCGAGCAAATAGAAGAAGGCATTTGGCCCGATAGCGACCCCGACAAACACATCAAGACCTACACCATCGTGTTTCCCAGCGGCCACCGCATCGTCGCGCTGACCAGCCGACCGTCCAACCTGCGGGGCCGTCAGGGCGTTGTCGTGATCGACGAAGCCGCGTTCCATGCGGACTTGGCCGAGCTGCTGAAAGCAGCCATGGCTCTGTTGATCTGGGGCGGTGAAGTCCATGTGATCAGCACCCACGACGGCACGGAGAACGCCTTTAACGACCTGGTCAACGAAATCCGGGCTGGCAAGCGCAATGGCGAAGTGTTCCGCTGCACTTTCGGTGAAGCCGTTGCCGATGGTCTGTACAAGCGTGTCTGCCTTCGTAAAGGTATTGAGTACAGACTTGAGGATGAAATCGCCTGGGTGAATGGCGTTTACGGTTTCTACGGCGATGCAGCCGACGAAGAGCTGGACTGCGTGCCCTCCCAGGGCGGCGGTGCATTCCTCAGCATGGCCCTGGTCGAACAGCGCAGCAGCCGAGATGTACCCGTGTTACGCCTGGCCTACCCGCAGGGTTACGAGACCCTACCCGAACCCCTGCGATTGGCCGAGTCCCTTGAATGGTGCGAGGAACACCTCAAGCCATTACTGGCAGCTATTCCATTGGACGTCCAAAGCTACTACGGCATGGACTTCGCCCGCTCCGGCGACCTCTCGGTCATCTGGCCGCTGCTCAAAGAGCAGAACCTGCGCAAACGCACGCCCTTTGTAGTCGAGTTGCGCAACGTCCCGTTCAAGCAACAACGGCAGATCAAGTTCTACATCATCGACCGCCTGCCTAATTTCCTCAAAGGTGCAGACGACGCCAGGGGTAACGGCTCGCAGCTATCGGAAGAGACCGCCATTGAGTACGGCTTCAACCGCATTGAGCGAGTCATGCTCACCGAGGGCTGGTATCGCGACAACATGCCGCCGTTCAAGGCCGCCCTGGAAGATGACACCTTCTACGACATTCCGGCCGACAAGGATGTGGTTAGCGACGTGCGTGCCTTTCGGATGGTCAAGGGCGTGGCTCGCATCCCTGAAAAGCGCACCAACGAAAAAGGCGAAAAGTCCGGGCCAAAGCGCCACGGTGACGCCGGTATCGCGGCCGTATTGGCCGACTACGCGTCCCGTCAAGATGTCGAGATCTTCGAATATCACCGCGTCCAGCCAGCCACCCAGCATGATCGCGAGATCAAACTCGGGGCTGGGTGGCGCTCTCAGAAAGGCATTTGGTAATGGCTGAATCCAAAATCGTCGACCAGTACGGTCGCCCGATCCAGTACGACAAACTCACGGAAGAGCTGGCCGCTGCCCGCACCACTGGCATTCGCCAGATCTGGCACCAGTCGGTGGCCAACGGCCTAACGCCCCAGCGCTTGGCGAGTATTTTGCGGGCCGCTGCCGAGGGATCGGCCAACGACTACCTTACCCTTGCCGAGGAAATGGAAGAGCGCGACCTGCATTACGCCTCGGTGTTAGGCACACGCAAGCTGGCAGTGGCCGGCTTGTCCGTTCGTGTCGAGGCAGCCAGCGATGATCCCGAGGACGTACGCCGTGCCGATCAGCTCAAAGAGCTGGTTGACTCTCCCGAGTTCGGAGAACTGCAAGCGGACCTGACCGACGCCATGGGCAAAGGCTATGCCGTCTCGGAAATCATGTGGGACCGCAGCGGTAAAACCTGGAACCCTGAGCGTTTCGAACCCCGCGACCAGCGTTTCTTCCAATTTGACCGTGACACTGGACGGGAGCTGCGCCTGCTCGATGAGGCTGACCCGATCAATGGCGTCGCCCTGGCTCCGTACAAGTTCATTGTGCATCTGCCCCGTATCCGTTCTGGCCTGCCGATCCGGGGTGGCCTGGCACGTCTTGCGGCTGTTGGCTACATGTGCAAGGCCTGGACTTGGAAAGACTGGATGGGTTTTGCTGACATCTTCGGTATGCCTATGCGTGTCGGCCGGTACGGCGCAGGTGCGAGCAAGGAAGACATCAGCACCTTGATGTCAGCGGTAGCCAACCTGGGCAGCGATGCAGCAGCGGTGATCCCGGACAGCATGCGCATTGATTTTACCCAGGCCGCCAACGTGGCCGGTGCTGGTGACTTCTTCAAAGGGCTGGCCGAATGGTGGGATAAACAAGTCAGTAAGGCCGTGGTCGGACAGACCATGTCCACTGATGACGGCTCCAGCCAAGCCCAGGCAACGATTCATAACGAAGTTCGTATCGACCTGCTGCAGGCCGATGCCAAGGCCGAGTCCAACACGATAAACCGCTACTTTGTGCGGCCCTGGTGCGATCTGAATTTTGCACCTGGTCGTCCGTATCCGCGGCTGATCATTGATGTACCAAAGCCTGAAAACACCAAGATCCTGATCGATGCGCTCAAGGCACTCGTTCCGCTAGGGTTGAAGGTCGAGCAATCCGTAATCCGCGACAAGCTCAATATCCCCGCTCCGGCCGAGGGTGCCGAGCTACTGGGCATCCCGCCGCCCGTTGCCACTCCGGTGCTTGCCCAGGCGATCAACAGCGAGCAATTGCCAGCCAAACCGGTGGTAATGCCAGACATCGTCGATAACCAGGTGCGGACGCTGGAGCGGACTGTTGGGGTTTATATGGATGACATGGTCGAGCAGATCAAGGAACTGCTCGATACTGTCAGCAGCTTGGAGGAGTTCCGAGATCGTCTGATCGAAGCCTATCCAGCGATGACCACCAGCCAATTGGCGGATGCCATTGCCGATGGCCTGACGGCTGCCAGCCTGGCTGGCCGCGATGACATTCTGAGAGGTCTGTAACCATGGCGGTCTCACACGGCTCTCTGCCATTCAACGAACAGATCGACTATTTCCGTGGCAAGGTCGATCTACCGACCCGCGCATGGACTGACGCTTACGCCGCTGAACACGACTATGCCTTCGTCGTTGCGGGAGCTGCGAAGCGGGATCTGCTGGCCGACCTGCGGGGTGCCGTAGAGAAGTCCATCGCCAGCGGCACCACCCTGGAGCAGTTCCGCAAAGACTTTGACCAGGTCGTAGGCAAACATGGCTGGCAGTACCAGGGCGAGCGCGGTTGGCGCACCAATGTCATCTGGGAGACCAACCTGCGCCAGTCGTACAACGCTGGCCGCGAAGCCCAGATGGCCGACCCGGAGTTGCGCAAACGCCGTCCCTATGCGGTCTATCGTCATGGCGACAGCGCGCACCCACGGCCAATGCACCTTTCCTGGAACGGCATCACGTTACCGCTTGATGACCCCTGGTGGGCAACTCATACACCGCAAAATGGTTGGGGCTGTAAGTGCAAAAAGTTCATGCTCTCGGCTAGGGACGTTGAGCGCCAAGGGCTGACGATTAGTCCCGCACCGGCCACTGAGTGGGAAGATCGGGTCATCGGCAAGAACAGCCCTGGTGGTCCACGCACCGTGCGAGTGCCCAAGGGGATTGATCCAGGCTTTGAATATGCACCTGGTCAATCACGCTTGGCCAACTCCGTGCCCCAGCTGCGCCCCCATGATCTGATTCCAGCACCTTCAGCAGCTCCGGCACCTACAACCGGCTTGCCCAACCGGCAGCCAAGCGGACCTTTGCCGCAGCCTCGACCTGTACCGGCAAAACGTCTGCTCCCCGCCAAAGTATCGGCCCCTCAAGCGGTGACCCAGTTCCTGGGCGAGTTCGGCGCCACTGACGCCGTACCGGCAGTGTTCCGTGACGTGACCGGTGATGCCCTGGTCATCGGGCGGGAGATGTTCGGCGATGCCAAAACCGGCGCAATAGCGTTGGCCCAACAAGTCAAAGCTCGCGAGTTGCCGTTGTTGGCTGAAGCCATTAAGGCACCTGATGAGATCTGGGCACGCTTGGAATGGCAGCCTGACCAAGGCAAAGCGGTGTTGCGCCGTCGTTACCTGGCGCACGTCCAGGTCAAGGGGAAGGCTGATCCAGCTGTTGCCGTATTCGACCAAGGCGCAGATGGCTGGACCGGCGTTACAGGGTTTGTGGATGACAGTGAGCAGTACCTTGAGGCACTGCGCCTAGGTGTCCTACTTTACCGACGTACTGAATAGAGGGCAGACATGGCTGGTTCAATGCTTGAGGTATCCGTCGATACAAGCCCAGTAGGCAAGGCTCTGGACGATCTGGTCGAGCGACTGGGCGACCTGACAACGCCGCTCAATGACATCGCGGAATACCTGCACCAATCGACTGATGATCGCTTTCGTCAGCAGGTCGCTCCAGACGGTTCGCCCTGGGCGCCACTTGCCCCCTCGACACTGGCGCGTAAGAAGGGAGGCCGCATCCTGCGCGACAAGGGCACGCTCCAGGATACATTGCGTCATAACGTCAGCCGCAATGAACTGTCGTTCGGTACAGACCGCGTGTACGGCGCCATCCACCAGCTCGGTGGCAAGGTCCAGCATGCAGCCAGATCACAGCAGGTCTACTTCCGTCAGGGTAAAGATGGATCGGTGGGCAACCGCTTTGTGAAGAAGAGCAAGTCCAACTTTGCGCAGTGGGTTACCCGTGGTGCGCACGATTCCGAGATCAAGGCGAGACCCTACTTGGGCCTGTCATCAGACGACGATATTGAAATCCTCGCGATCATCCAAGACTACCTTCTGGAGCCGTTAACAGAGTAACTGCGCAGAATCCCGCAGGCGCGCTGATTGTCGCCTTCGGGTACATCCGCCGCTCATGGAGTGGTTGGGCAGCGTTAGACCTGCGTTAGATTCCGTTCTAGCGGTATTTATTACGTCTGCGCGAGACTGCTGCCCCATTCTCTACGTATAGAATGGGTTGACGTTGCATCCCCTCACGCCCCTCCCCAAGACGCAAATTCTTAAACCCCGCTGATACTCACCAACTCCGCCTGGCCGCACAGACTGGTGGCATGAAAACTCAACTCGCCGCTAACTCAGAAATCTACAGCTCCGTCGTGCTTTCCGATGGGAAGGCTCCCGACTGGGTTGAACTTATCCCCGCAGGTCCGACCGTCACCGGCCGCGATGGCCGTGCCTGGCTGTTCGATGACATGGCCACCGAACTGGTGCAGTCCAATTTCATCGGCCGAGCTATCGATCTGGTGATCGACCGGGAGCACGCCACACAGCTGCGAGCATCCGTTGGCCAGGAAGCCCCAGCCGGTGCTTGGGTCAAGCAATTTGAAGTCCGCAATGGCGCCCTGTGGGGCCGAGTTGAATGGACGCCTCGCGGTGCTGCTCAGGTCGAGGCCCGAGAATATCGCTTCCTGTCCCCGGTGTTCGACTACGACCTCGACAACAGACGCATCGTGCGCATGGTCAGCGCGGCGCTCACCAACATCCCCAACTTCATCATGACCGCCCTCAATCAAGAAGCCCCGGAGATCACACCAGTGAAACTTTCAGCTGCGTTTTTGGCACTGCTCGGCCTGCCCGACACCGCCACCGAAGAACAGGCCATGTCGGCCGCAAGCCAACTCAAAACTACCGCTCAGGCTGCCAACGCCGAACAACCTAATCTGGCGCAGTTCGTTCCGCGTGCGGACTACGACGCCCTGGTCGGCCGTGCCACCAATGCCGAACAGGCGCTTGCCAGCCAGAAGAAAGCCGTACACGACAAGGAAGTCGAGGCGGTTATCACCTCGGCTACCCAAGCCGGAAAGATCACCCCGTCCACGGTCGAATATCACCGCGCCATGTGCCACGACGAAGCGGGCCTGGCGCGTTTCAAGGAATTTGTGACAGCGGCCCCTGTCGTTGCTGCGGCCTCTGACCTGAGCAACAAGAACCCGGCGAATACGGGCACTGCCCTCAATGCCGAAGAGCAAAAGGTCGCATCGTTGCTGGGTATGAGCGAAGCGGAATTCATCAAGGGCAAGGCGTAACTCCCCCTATATATAAAGGAAGAGATTCATGATCATTAACGCCAGTGTCTTGAGCGCGCTGTTTGTTGCGTACAAGGCCGAGTTCCAAAACGCCCAGGCGGCGACACCGACCGACTGGAAGCGTATCGCCACGCCTGTCCCGTCCTCATCCGCCAGCAATACCTATGGCTGGCTGGGTCAGTTCCCGACGTTCCGTGAGTGGATCGGCGACCGCGTTCTCAAGAACATGGCGGCGCATGGCTACTCGATCACCAACAAAAAGTTTGAGTCCTCGGTAGGTGTCCCACGTGATGCCATCGAAGACGACGAGATCGGCGTTTACAAACCGCTGTTTGCCGAAATGGGCCGTGCCTCAAGTGCGCACCCGGACGAGCTGGTATTTGCGCTGCTCAAAGCGGGCTTGACCACCACCTGTTACGACGGCCAGTACTTCTTCGATACCGATCACCCGGTCTACCCATCCACCGACGCGAGCGGCACCGCCGTGTCCGTCAGCAATTACCAAGACGGAACGGGTCCAGCCTGGTATCTGCTCGATGTCAGCCGTGCACTCAAGCCCATCATCTTTCAGAACCGTCGCAATTACGACCTGAAGGCCATGACCGCCATGGACGATGAAAGTGTCTTCATGCGCGACGAATACCGCTATGGCGTAGATGCCCGTGTGAACGTCGGCTTCGGCTTCTGGCAGTTTGCTTACTGCTCTAAAGCCCCGCTGACGGCTGAAAACTACGGCTTGGCTCGTGCTGCCATGAAGAACTTCCGGGCCGATGGCGGTCGCCCTCTGGGCATTAACCCCGGCCTGCTGGTCGTTCCATCACAACTGGAAGGCGCTGCTCGCAAAATCCTGGTCAAGGATGCGGACAACGGTAATGAATGGGCTGGCACCGCCGAAGTACTCGCACCGGCCTGGCTGGGATAAGGAGGCGTCATGACCATCGTGATCACCTCGAAACATGACGGTTTCCGCCGTTGTGGCATCGCCCACTCCAGCACAGCAGCGCGTTACCCGGATGACTTCTTTTCGGAAGCGCAGTTGCGGGCTCTGTCAAAAGAGCCTCAGTTGATCCTCGCTTATGAGGAGGATGAATTCGACCAGGTACAGGACCGCCGCGATGAAAACTTCCAGGAAGTCGATGTATCGAAAGCGCCCGGCACCACACAAAACCATCAGTCGCAGACGCTTGAAACAAGCGCTACAGCGCTGGGTGATGGAGTGGTTTTGCCCGTAGCCTCGGTGGCGGGCAACCTTGATTCCCTTTGGGACGATGCCCTCCTGGAAGACCGGGCGCGTGCAGTGGCCATTGAGCCAGCAGCGACTGACGCAGCACTTGACTCCCTCTGGGGCGACGCGCTCCAGGAAGATCAGGCGCGTGAAGACGCCAAGGCGCAGGCATCGAAACCGCCAGCTAAACCCGGAAAACCCAAGGCGACCAAGATCGAGGGCGAAGCTAAGTGAACCTCTCACTGCCGTCCGCCACCCAGCTTCTGATTCGCTTCGGCGCCCGTGATATCACTCAGGTAGCTGTTCCTGATGACAAGCGGACCATTGAGCCCGAACTGTTGGTAGCTGCCGCTGCTGGCGAGCCGCTGGATAGTTGGGACGCGGAAGATGTGGCTATTGCAGTTGTGACCCTCGCACGGATTGCCGATGCAGTGGCTCGGGCGCGCAGTGAGATTTCGTTTTACCTGCGCTTCCGGCCAGTTGGCGAGGAAGCCCCGGAGTGGGTGGCCGATGATCTCGCCGAGATCGCCCGTTACCACCTGTATGACGACGCAGGTAAGGAAGAGTCGACGGTGCGCGTGCTTTACAAGGACGTACTCAAGCGCCTTGAGACCTTGGCCAAGGAAGACAAGGAGCGTGGTGCCGCCGAGGCGGGCCGGTCGGGCATGCAGCTCACCAGTCAGCCACGCCTCATGTCTCGCACCACCTTGAGGTCGCTCTGATGTTGGGCGAACTGGAGGACTTGATCGAGGCGCGCTTGAAAGAACTGGTCGCCAAGATCCCGCGCTTGGCCGTGGAAAGCTACGGCGGTGAACTGAGCGACCCGGACCTGTTGTCAGGCTTGCTCAAGCGCTGCCCGGCCGTTCTGGTCATGGTGCCAAAAGTAACTTTTCAGCGGCGTAGTCATGATCGCTACACAGTGCCGATTACCTTCCGCCTGGTAATCGTCACACGGCATCCCCGTGGCGAGCGGGAAACCCGGCGCGGCAGTGGCCCGAAGGACATAGGTAGCTACGACCTGTGGGAGGCCTGCATGCACCAACTGGTGGAATGGCAGCCCTGGACAGATCGTGCGGCTATCCGTCCGACCGAGCTTTCCAACCTGGTCAACGGCAAGTTTGAGAGTGACCACATGTCTGTCCTGGGGCAGTCATTCGCCATCGAGCTGGACTGGAAAAAGCCTGCGCTTGATCTGCCAGATCTGCTTGGCATCGACATGCAGTACCACACCCCATCGGATAACCCCGAGCCGGTGGCCACCGACAAAATCGAATTGAGGGACGTGTAATGCGCGTTAAAGCCGCACCTGGTCATCGGGTGCCCACGGAAGAAGATCCGTACAAGTACATCGAAGATGCCAAGACGGTCGACGTGCCGGATACCTCTTACTACCGGCGCCGGGTGGCGACGGGTGAACTGCTGACCGCTGAAAATACACGCGGCGGTGCCAAACAACCCGCACAGGAATCCGCCGAATGAGCATTTCCTTTGACACCATCCCGGCTTCGATCCGCAAGCCGGGCGTTTACATGGAGTTCAACACCAGCCTGGCGGTACGGACACTGCCGACCAACAAGCAGAGCGTCTGCTTGATCGTGCCCTTGGGCGAAGGCGCTACCGTTGCGGCAAACTTGCCGACGCAGTTCTACAGCGCCGCAGAAGCCAAAGCCCTGTTCGGCGGGACCGTCGCAGAGGAAATGGCTGATGCGTTTATCACAGCTTATCGGTATGCCTCGGTCTCGGCTGTGGGTGTGGTGGTGGTTGGTGACGCCGAGCCCGACATCAAGACCGCGTTGGACTCGACGGCCATGGGCGGTTTCACCATTCTGGTGCCTGCCTGGTTCAGCCAGGTCGCGCTCACTGCACTGCGCACGCATATCCAGACCTACACCAGCTCTATGGAGCAACAAGGCATCATCGGTGTGGCGGCGCTAACCGGAACCTTGTCGGCTGCGACCACGTTGGCCACGTCGATCAACTCCGGCGCGATCAGCTTGGCAGTGCTACCAGGTACTCCATCGACTGCGCGCCAGGTCGCCGCCGCTTATGCCGCGATGATCGCCTCTGAAGAAGATCCAGCGCGGCCGCTTAATACCCTGGTACTGACTGGCATCAAAGTTCCGCCGGTCACTCAGCGCCTTGGCCGCACGGAGCAAGAGACCGCCCTGGCCAATGGCGTCACGCCACTGGAGGTCGCCGCTGGCGATGTCATTCAGATTGTCCGTGCAGTGACCACCTATACCAAGTCTGCGGCCGGTGCCACCGACGTGTCGCTGTTGGATCTGACCACCATCCGCACTCTGTACTACGTGCGCATGGCCTGCCGCGACCGTATTCGCCTGCGCTTCCCACGCTCCAAACTCTCCAAGAAAACCCCGGAAGCAGTGCGTGGCGAACTGATGGACGTGCTGCTCAAGTTGGAAGAGCTGGAGATCGTCGAAGAGGTTGAAGCCAACGCGGCTGGGCTGGTGGTCGAGCGTTCGACCCAGGACGCGAATCGCCTTAACAGCTCCATTCCCGCCGATGTTGTTAACGGCCTGCACGTATTCGCCGGTCGTATTGACCTGCTCTTGTAAGAGGTGATTTTAGATGGCTGATAACTATGTAGGGCAGATCGTTCTGGAGATCAACGGCACCGACTATGAGGTGACCAGCATTGAGCCGAGCCTCAAAACCGGGCGCAAGGTGGTCAAGACCATGAACCGCACTGGCCGACCTTCGGGCACGGCAAAGGGTATTGAGGAACACGAGCTGAAAATCTCGGTACCCATCCCGAAAACCGGCGAGCCGGATTGGCGCGCTCTGATGGATGCCAAGCTGACCATCTATCCGCAGGACGGCGGCAGCAAGCGCCAGACATGGACCGGCTGCTCCCTGATGGAAATGGGTAGCAAGTACCAGGTCGAAGGTGAAGCTACCCGCGATCTGACCATCGCCGCGCTGAACTATTACCCGGAGTAATGCAATGACTGAGCATTCAAGCAAGCGCTGGGAAGGCCTGAGCATCACCGGCGAACTCCAGATGGGCGTGTATTACTCCGGCCTGCGTCACAAGACCTTCACCTTGCGTGTGCCTGTTGCCGGTGATTTGGTCGCCGCGCAGGAGCTGCACCCAGGCGCACCGTTTCAAATGATCATGCTGGAAGTTTATCGCCGCCAGTTGTTGTCCCTAGGCGAGATTCCCACCGAAGCGATAACTACTGAGTTGCTCTTGGGCGACTTGACCGAAAGTGACTTGGCCATCATTGCTGACGCCGATGCCGAACTGGAAAAAAAGCTCGCGCCGCCGAGCGCGGCAACGCCGACTGGCGACGAATCGAACACGCCTTCGTCCGCCACGGCTACCGGCTAGAAGAGCTGCGCCAGATGACCAGGGCCGAGATCGATGCTCGTATTGATCTGATCATAGGCAAGGTCAAAGGCACCCGCTATGTCAGTCAGCGTCAGCGCAAGCCACTGCCAAAACCCAAAAGATAGGCTCGGTACCGGGCCTTTCCTGTTCCTGTAAGACCGTTACTGGGAGTTGTTCATGTCCGATCTGCGCGTCGCGCTTCGTTTCCAAGCCCATGCAGGCAACAGTCGACGGGAGATCGAGCAGATCAACCGCGACCTACGCAAAGCGGGTAAGGAAGGCGCCAAGTCCTTGGCCGATGAAAGCTGGAAGGCTTCCTCGGCCATCAGTAAGGTCGGCCAGGTCGGGGCCAACAGTTATAAAGTCATCCGTGCAGCAATGCGCGAAACAGCCACGGCTGGATCTGGTACGCGCATCGAGGTCAGCAAGACCACCGCCGAACTAAAGGATATGGCCAACGCTGCTCGCAAGGCCGCCCGCGATGCGAAAACCGAGTTGCAGAGTACCGACCGGCAAGGCGTGCAGCCTTTGCGTCAGAGCGTTGACAAGACAGAGGCGTCTTTCCGGCGCATGGCGCAGAACAGCGGTCGTAGTCTGCGCACCTTGAAAACTATCGCGATGGGCGTGCGTCAAGAGTTCGACCGCATCAAGGGCCTGGGCGGCAGCATGCAAGGAAAACTTGCCGGGCTCGGTGTGGGAGTCGGCGTAGTTGCTGGATTGAAAGCCAACTCCGACCTGGAGCGCGTGTTAATCCGTACCAAGCAGACAGCGGGCATGACCAATGAAGAAAAAGATGAGTGGCATAAGGAAGGATGGCGAATCGCTAAAACTTACGGCGCTAGTCGTTCAGATGTAGATACTGGATTCAATACGCTTATTGCGTCTGGTGTGAACTACGATGCGGCAAAGATAACTGGCGATGCCATCGGTCAGGCTAATGCTATTACAGGTGCAAACCCAGCAATCTTAGGTAAAGCAGTTGTTGCTGCATCTGGCGCATTCAACATTAATCTGAATAAAGACGGTGCCGCGCTTGATCTGCTTCAAAAGATGACAGTCGCCGGAAGGCTTGGTAATGCTGAGCTTGAAAACTTGTCTGACTTGTTTCCAAAAATCGGTGGGGCCGCAGCGGCAGCTGGCATGTCAATCGAGCAAGCTTTGGCATTCACGGAATCGCTTTCCAAGGTTGAACTACAACCCGATAGGCTTGGAACGTTAGCCGAGTCCACTTTGCGCGTATTCAGCAATAAGCAATATAGAGATCAAGTTGCTAAAGTAACGGGCGTTAATTTTTATAACAAAGATAAAAGCTCACGTAATCCGGAAGAGGTTTTCGGCGAAATAAAGCGTAAGTATGAAGCGATGAAAAACGATGAGCAGCGCGCCAAGTTCATGGGCGTTGTTTTCAAGGGTATGGATCAGGACACTGTGCGTGGCTGGCGCAGTATGTTAACTGGCGACCGATTGGATGACTTAAAGTCAGGTGCTAAAACGCTGGGTAACGCTGAGCCTATTTACAGCAAAGACCTGAAAGAGAACACGGAAAGTAGCAGTGGTGCTGCCGCACGCATGAAGGCGACACTGGCCGAAGCCATGGACCGTATGGCAACGCCTTTGAATAAGGGCCTTGCCGATATGGGCTCCTACCTGCTGGACGATCTGAACTTGTCTGGCGCGCAAATGCTGGCTGGTGGCGCTGCTCTTGGTGTCGGTGGTTACTATGCCGCTCGCGGTGCCAAATCTGGCGCAGGTGCATTGCTGAATAAGTTCATGGGTGGGCCTGAGACATTGAAAAACATCGCTGTGGGCAAGGTCCTGGAAGAAGCGACGGGCGTTACATCGGTGTTCGTCACAAACTGGCCGGGCGGCGTGCCTCTCGGTGGTGGATTACCTGATCTGCCCAACAGTACAACGGCAGGCAAAGGGAAGACCGGTGGTTTCATTGCTCCTTGGCTGGGACCTATCGCGGTTGGGGCGACCGCCACTCAAATCGCGGGCGCGAGTACGACAGGCACAGACGAAGGCCGTTTAGATGCCGCCATGCGCAGCAAACTATTGAACGATGGCGAGCGCACCTATCAGACAGCCTTCTACCAGAACCGCATGGACCTGGCCGGGCAGAACCCAAACCAGACTTCGGACTGGTTGTCGTCTCAAGCCCAACGCCTGGCGCACCAGCAAACCGGCATGACAGCCGCAGGCCTCCCAATCGACGGCGCCAATCAGTGGGCGTCAGGTATCGCTAATCGTGCCATCAACGCAGGGGCAGAAACCCCAGCGGCGGCAGCTCGCCTACAACGCTTGCTTGATCAACCCTTGGTCATCGAACTGCGCATGGATTCAAACATGATCCAGGCCGAGGTCGAACGACGAACCGATATCCAAATGAGGCGCGGCCGATGAGCTGGGCAGAAACCTTACTGGACGCATCCTTTCGAGGGGTGCCGCTCCAGGTCGTTGGGGAAAACCTTCAATGGCAACGAGCACTGTCGGAACATGGCACGCCCTTTAAGGACGGTGACAGCGTGGTCGACCTGGGCCGGGGCGCTCGTCGCTTTCCCATGCAAATCATCGTCTATGGCGTTAACTACGAGATTGAGCTACAGAATCTTTTGGTTGCTCTTGGTCAGCGTGGCCCTGGTGAACTGATCCACCCGATTTATGGAAGCCTGAGCGTCGTCTCGCACAACGTCGATGTGAAGCATGACGCGGACAATCCAGACTCCGCCCAGGTCACCCTGATGTTTGTCGAGGACACGCCTGACCTGCCATTTTTCGCTCGGCAGTTTGAGTTGGTCGACATCGGCGTCTTGGATCAAGAAGATGCGTACCGCTGGCAGGATGGCGTCTTTGACCTGTTTGGTCGCATCGACTCCCTGGTCAGCGAGATTCAGTCGTGGATTGGTGGCGGCTGGGTGGGCCTGATCGAAAAGGCCCTGGGCTTGCCGGGTATATTCCTGCGCGTGCAGCAGCTGCGCTCCCAGATCCTGGGCGTCGTGTCCGGCGTCATCTCCATGGCGAGAAATCCTTCGGCCGCATTCGATCCCCTGGTTGACCTGTTCCGTACGCCGATGCAGATCCGCAGCTCTATCCAGGACAACACGCCCAGTACCTCGGCGGCGCTGCTGTCCCGTGCTGGAGTTCCAGCAACGATGCCGGGCGGCGATAGCTTGACCACTGACCCGGCGCGGGCGGCCAACGCCTTTTTGATCAGTGCCAGGCAGGGTGTTGCACCGGACGCGAGCCTTATGCCTGACCGCATGCCCGACGATCCGGTCGAAGCCAGCGGGTTTTCCCTGGTCGTCCTGGTCATCACTGAACTGGCCGCAGCCCATGCTCAGGCGGTTGCCATCGTGATCGAGGACGAAAGCAAAAAACCAACGTTGAGCCCGGTTGAGCTGGAGGGCCTGGTTAACCTGGTACGCTCGTTGGTGCAGGGCGCCATCCTGTTGCATCGCCGTTTGTTCGACGTGGAAACGTCCTTGCCGGTGATTGAGGCCTTGCGCAATACCGCCGCACTGATCCAGGCCCGTGCCCGCCAAGTCATCCTGTTGAGTCCGCCGATGACTGAGCGCGAGGTCGAATCACCGGCCAGCCTGCGTCTGTTGGCTCACCGTTGGTATGGTGATCACGAGCGCGCTATCGAGTTGATCCGACTCAATCCCGACCTTAAAACGCCTCACAACATTCCTGCCGGGAGGGTGCTGCGTGCTTACGCTGAATGATCCTGTTCCGTCCATCCGGCTCTCCATTGGAGGCCTGGCGCACGACACCTGGGACGGCTGGTCAGTCGAGTCCGACCTGCTGACCCCGGCCGATGCTTTTGAACTAGAGCTTCACACCAAGAACGCCACTCGCTTGCCAGATGTGATTAAGGAAGGCGCTACCTGCTCGCTGACGTTGGATGGTGATCGGGTGCTCACCGGCCAGATTGACGAGTTTGAACATGACGTTTCGCGTCAGGGCATCTCGATGCGTATCAACGGCCGTGATCGGGCGGCGCCGCTGGTGGACTGCTCGTCGCCTTTCGTGTCCATGCGTGAGGCGACTCTGGCGCAGATTCTCGATCAAGTGGTGAAGCCTCTGGGGGCGTACCAGGTCGAGATTCGCGCTGAACAGGCCAAGACCCGCCGCCGTGTCCAAATTGAACCAGGACAAACCGCCTGGGAGGCTTTGCTCCAGGTCGCCGAGGCCAATGGCCTGTGGCCCTGGGTGGAACCGGACGGCCGATTGATCATCGGCGGGCCGGACTACACTACTGCGCCCGTGGGTGCGCTTGTGATGCGCGAAGACGGTGTGGGCAACAACGTGCAGCGCCTAAGCGTGCGCCGGTCCATTGCCAACCGATACAGCCAGATCACCGTCCTGGGCCAGCATGGTCAATACGCCAATGATGGGCTGGACACCAAGCGTTCGCACCTTCGCTCCCAGGTCCAGGACGAAACGCTGGCCCGTCGTGGAATATTCCGCCCCAGGGTGGTGGTAGACAGCTCCAGCGAAAACCAGGACATGGCAACAACTCGCGCTCGTAAGCTCTTGTCTGATAGTCGCTTGGAGGGCTTCGAGATCCGCGCCGTAGTCAAAGGCCATAGGGCTGACAACGGGCAGGTGTGGACGCCAGGGCAGCGCGTCATCGTACGCAGTGAGCCCCATGGACTGAATGACATTTACTTTCTGATGTCTCGCACCTTGCGCCTGGCCCGTGGCGAAGGGGCTATCACTGAGTTGCGCTTGCGTGAAGACAAAATGTGGGTGCTGGACGGTAACAAGGTGAAAAAACACAAAGGCAAGACCAACCCGGATGCAGCCATAATTCAAATTATTAGGGGCGCCTGATGAGCGTTATGGCGCAACTGGTGCGCGACCAGGTGTGGAAGGTGATGAGCAGGGTTCGCCAGGCATTCCGTGCTACGGCAGTCAGCAACACCCATGGGGCGCTGATTGGCGTCGAAATGCAGGGCCTGGCGGATGAGTCCGTGTCGGGAGAGTTGGCCCAGCACTATGGCTTCAGCTCTGCACCACTGCCTGGTGCCGAGTACGTGGTGATCCCCATCGGAGGTAACAGTAGTCATTGTGTCGTGGTCGCCAGTGAGGACGGCCGGTATCGGCTCCAGCTTAAGGACGGTGAGGTATCGCTCTATACCGACGAGGGCGACTACGTGCATATGAAGCGTGGTCGGCTGATTGAGGTCGTGACTGATGACCTGGTGTTTAAGGTCAAGAACAAGGTGCGGTTTGAGACGCCCATGGTGGAGATGTCAGGCGATCAGCATGTAGAGGGCAGTATCAAGGCTGATGCCGAGATCGCCGACCATACACGGACTATGCAGGCAGATCGCGATCTGTATAACCAGCATGCGCACCCATCGGGTCCACCACCCAAACCACTCCAGTAACACTTAAACGCGCCTGACATTCTTAAACCCCGCTGATACTCAGCTGATCGCGCCTGCGCGACAACATGCCAGCCTATGGACGCAGGCATAAACCCAACTACAGGCGACTTGACGGGCCAGCGTATAAAAACGCTGGCAAACGCCGTCTACGTACGCCTTATGACCCCCCTCGGAACCTGGTGGAAAGATCCCAACCTGGGCTCCCGCCTGCACGAACTCCGCCGCGAAAAAGACCTCCCTCGGGTGGGCATCCTTGCCAAGCAATACGCCGAGCAAGCGCTCAAGCCTCTGCTGGACGACGGCCGCGCAAAGGCGATCACCATAACTGCCGAGCAGCCCCATAACGGCTGGCTCACGCTGCAAATCGACATCATCGACGCCACCGGCAATCCGCAGGTGTTTCGCCAACCTGTAAGGGTGATTTGACATGGCCTTTTCCGCTCCCAATCTTGAGACCATCCTGGCAGGCATTCTGCGGGACATTAAAGCGCTCAACGATGAAGCCGACATCGGTACCGACAGCGACCACTACATCCGGTCTGCGGCCATTGCCGCTACTATCGAAGGCCTATATCAGAAGCTGGCCTGGACCTATCGCCAGATATTCCCGGACACTGCCGATGAGGAAGAGCTGGTGCATGCCGCTGCCATTCGTGGTGTTCCGCTCAAGGCACCGGTCGCGGCCACTGGCACCGTGGATTTGAAGGGCACTCAAGGTGTTGAGCTGCTACAAGGCTCGACCTTGACCCATCGCACGACAGGGCAACAGTTCGATAGTCTGGTTAGCGCGATACTTGGCACTGACGGCACCGCGACAGTCCAAGTTAGGGCTCAAACCGTGGGTGCCTCACTCAACGGTTTGACCGGCGACTTGGTCCTCACCAGCCCGCCGTTGGGCATGGACGCCACCGCTAGTTTCATCGGAGAAACTACCGGTGGCGAGGATCAGGAGAAGCCCGAGTCGCTGCTCGCCCGACTGCTCGACATCATTCAGTCGCCACCTGCGGGCGGCACCGTTTACGACTTCAAGCGCTGGGCTAAAGAGGTCGATGGCGTGGCTGACGCCCTGGTCCTGCCTGGCCGTCGAGGCGGCGGCACCGTTGACCTGGTCATCACCGCCAGCACCGGCAACCCTTCTGCCGAGGTCATCGCTCTATGTAAGGAACACGTGCTGAGCCTGTGTTCAGTCATTGCGGACGTATGGGTCTTTGCCCCAACCATACGGAGCGTCGACTCCATTGCACTGGTTGAAGTGGCCGACGGCTACACCTTGGCAGATGTGCAGGTAGCTGCACAGGCCGGTTACAACGCGCTGCTGGGTGCAATGAAGCCACGCGAGACACTCAAGCGCTCGCAGATAGAAGCCATGATCAACAACCTGGCAGGTGTCATTGACAGATCTGTTACAGAGCCCGTGGGCAACGTCAAAGCTTCTGACGATCCGCTTCTGGTCGGTTGGATTCGGCCAGGCACCATCACTCTGGGCCTGCTGGAATGACTGCTCTAGCAGATCAGCTACGGCTGCTGTTGCCTCCCGTCTCTTACGACGGCACGGCGCCGCTGCTGTCTGCCGCCATTGAGGCTGAGGCTAATGCTCTGACCCAATCGGACGTGCAGGCCGAGGCGGTTTACAGCGCAATTTTTGCTGACTCAGGCATGGGACTGGCTGACTGGGAGCGTGTGCTGGCTTTGCCGGACCCGTGCCTTTTCGGCGTGGCGCAGTCCGTCCGCCAGCGCGTCCAGGCTGTTGTCAGCAAGCTGCAAGCCCGTGGCGGTCAGAGCAAATCCTTTTTCATCGCCCTGGCTAAGTCTCTCGGCTACGACATTACCATCACTACCTTTCGGCCCGCCCGTGCGGGCATTGCGCGAGCGGGCGACGCCATCTATGGCGGCGACTGGAACTACGCGTGGCGGGTCAATGCCCCCGCAGTGACCGTCAGCTATGCCGTTGCGGGAATGTCCGCTGCTGGTGATCCGCTAGCTGCCTGGGGCAACAAATCACTTGAGTGCCGACTTAGCCAGATGAAACCGGCTGAGTCCATTTTGCTATTTGGCTATGGAGACAACTGATGCAGAAAATCGGAGATAGCACCAGCACTGCGAATGGTGCGAAGGAGTTCACAAAGGGGCAGCCAGGCACTGGTGTAGATGCCACGGTCATCACTGCCGAGTGGCTGAACGCCATTCAGCGGGAGTTGGTGAATCTTGTGTTAGGTGGTGGTCTGACCATCGTGCCTGGTGATGATTCTCAGGTACTTAAGGCGATTCAGGCTATCCAGCTCGCCGCAGTTACCTGGGCAAAGCTCGGGGGCAAGCCGACTACCGTTAGCGGCTTTGGCATCACCGATGCGTTCACCAAAACAGAGACAGCAACTGCAATCCAAAAGGCGGTTTCTGACCTCGTTGACTCGTCGCCTGCCGCACTCGACACCTTGAAAGAACTGGCTGAAGCCTTGGGCAATGACCCTAACTTCGCCACTACCGTAACTAACGCACTTGCTAGCAAGGCTGCAAAAGCGACGAGCCTGGCAGGGTACGGCATCATTGATGCTTATTCTAAAGGGGTTACGTATTCCAGGGCAGAGGTTGAGGATCTGCTAGCCCTGGAGGTTGGAAGACTAAAAGCGATTCCTATCTTTAGCCGCCATCAAAAGCTATCAGTTTGGGCTACTGGAACCAATTCAGTTATCTCTTTGAAAGCTGAGAAGCTCGTTATAGGTAGTGGGAGTGCCGTTCAGGCTGTGGGTCGAGTTGAACAAAGCCTCAATATGCAGAGTAGTGGGTTGGGCGGGCTGGATGTTGGGGTCGTGGCTCCTTCAAGCTGTTACGGTGCATGGGTTGCAACAAACGGAGAGTCGGTTGCAGCCACGGCAGCATTGATGCCAGTGCTATTGGGATCCACCACGCTAGGTTCCCCGGTTATCACTGGCCTACCCAGTACTGCCTCTATGCGTGTTGGCATGCAGTTCAGCAGCGCGTTGTTCCCCTGGGGTGTGACGATCAAGTCGATTGACTCGGCCAGCCAAATAACTGCAAGCCATTCGGCATTAGCGACGGCGGCTTCGGACAACCTGCGTTTTGCATACGAGCCGGTGCTGCCCGCTGGTTATATCGCAAGCCGGTTTAGCTCGTTTTTTACTGACAGCAGTGCAAATAAGTTTCCTTTGTCATACACGCAGTGGAATCGTTTTGTTCGTATTCGTCCTGCTGCTGCAACCAACGTCGTTACGCTGCCAGGTATGGTAAGCGGTGTGCAGGGGAATCCATCTCATCCTCCGACCTTTGTGCCGGTAGCGCTGGGAGCGTTTGTCCCGCCTACAGCCTTAAAAATCTCGCTCACGCTATATGGCTACCTTTCGAACTCTTCGTTGATTGCGGCGCCAAATCCCGGACATTACGGCGTGATTTATACACCTATTGGTGCATCTCCTTTGCATCTTAGTCAGGGGGCTTCTGCTGGCGCCACGCATGTTGCCGCCAGCGGAGAAATGGTGCCCGAACGGGGATATATCTTTTATGCGTCAAACGCAGGAGCTTCTGGTTTGGTGCTAGGCGGCTGGGAGGATGATGTATGAGTGGTTTTGCAGTGCGTAACGATGGTGAGTTCGGATGGCGTTCGGTTGGTGGGCCTGCGGACCTATTCTCTAATGAGGTTTATTCTAAGGTCGAACCCCCAGCATTAGTGCTTTCACCGCCCAGCGTGGAAGAGCTTGCAGTTAAAGCTAAAGTCAAGCGCGACCAATTTCTGGCAGTTGCTGCAAACCGGATGGGGCCTTTGCAAGACGCGGTAGAGGTCGGCGGGGCTACTGACGAAGAGGTGAGTCGTCTGGCGCTATGGAAGGCTTACCGGATTGAGCTGAATCGAATCGAAGGCCAAGAGGCATTCCCGGTAGATATAAGCTGGCCCGTCTCCCCTGATGACTCTGTCTGA